CGTCTGGGGACGGCGGGCATGACCGCCATTGTGGGGTAAAGGTTCCAAGTAAGACAAGTTACTGAACCGCGCGAACGCTGAAGCCGCCCCTGCGATTGTTGCCGTTCTGCGGAAGCACACCTTCTGAATAGAAGAACAGGTGGTAGGCGACCGTGGCCGAGTCGTAACTGGAAGACCAGTAGTACCCGTACGTGCCTCGGTTGCTGAGCGTCGTGCCGTGATCTTCATCATCAAACCAGGTATATCCGGCTGCCGGCAGGAATATGCTGTTGCCGTTCTTGCTAATGAATTTCATGCCACGTAAACCGTTGTCATCAATCCACTCATGGTCGCAGTTATCGTAAAGCTCCTGAAAGTCCTCCTTGGTTGGTATGTGCCAGCCTTCAGGAAGCGAAAACTCTTGGGCTGAGTCAAAATCCATCAGGAATCCATAATCCTCTAGATCATCAATCAGCGACTGACCTAGGTTGCGGTCGGCCCACTTACGACCCGAAGGCAAGCCTAAATCAATGGCCTCGTAGTGTTCGCTGTTAAAGTCCAGCGGACGTGAAATCTCCACCTTGACATGTACCAGGTTGGGAGTCCAAGGAGTTATATCCTGGAGCGTCACACCGTCATAGAACCTGCCATCCTTTGTCTTGATGGTACCGTCACTCTGACGTTCCCAGCAGTTGGGGCAGTAATGACGGCCATCAACCACCAGCCACCCTTCATCTTCGGTGGCCTGTTTCTCTATTTCAGAGCCGTCGTTGTCACCAACAATAAAAGCTGCGCCCTCTAAGTCACTTAGCTCAATAAATTCACCACAGGCATCACATTTTAGCGAGATACCCTTAACTGTAATTTCTTTTTTCATAGTTCCAAAACTTTTGTCTGTTATATTAAAAACTTCCAAATCACATAAATGGTGGTGGCTATTATCACCGCCATCTTAGTCAAGTATATTATCCATGCCACATTCCTGATATAATCGGGATATTTATCCATAATTGCATCCCTGCTGAAGTTCTCACAATCAACCAGACATCGCCAGCATGCCAAAGACTGAAAGCAAGACTGGATAGTGGAGAGAATCAAATAAGTGCATGCACCGGCAAATCCGATATTGAGCTGCGCATAAGACGTGCCCAAAATGAGTTGCAGTGCAAATAATCCGATGAGTACCCATACCAATAGCAGGGCGCGTGAGTTGGCTGTCAGACTACGTTCCTGGTAGTCGTTTCTGATTTCTTCTTGTGTCATTGTTCGTTGATTGCAATAGGTGATTTTGGATTTGCGACAAATCTCTGATAACGGATGCCATTGAAGGTGACATCATAGATGGCTCCTTGTTTGCTAAGCTCTTGCAAAGCCCCCTCAACCTTTTGCCGTGGCGATGGAGGGGCTTGAATGCTTACTGTCTTAACAGGGCTGAGGGTGTGTTGGGTTCGTTTTTGTCTTCTAAAGAGGTTCATAGTTCGTATTGTTTAATTAGTGATTATTGTTCTAAGATGCCGCAACCTTCTGAAGATGATTGGAAAGCGCCTCGCACAAAACGCGGCTCATACCAACCTCAACGGCATTTCCAATAAACTTCTTTTGTTCGGCCTGGCTGCCTACTAACTTATAGTCCTGGGGGAATCCCATGATGCGCTTCAGCTCAGTGATGTTGAGCATCCTCATCTTGATGTCCACAATGTTGTAAGCCGCCATAAACTCCTTGATCTTGCGGGTGGTCGGGCTATCATCCTGATAGATTAGGATAGCCGTGGCTCCCTGCTCCGTACTGATCAGATACGGCGGACGCTTATCCATACGAGCTATCAAGGTAAAGCAAGGTTTATCTATCGAGCCGCCATCAGATGCAAACTGAGGATTCAGAATGTAATGATGCTTCCTGTTGGCTGTGATCACCGGAGCTGGAGCATCCAGACTGGAACCAACGTTTTTAAAATTAGTGTTCATGAGCCAAGTCCTGCAGGTCACCAGACGTTGCTTTGGATTGTTGACTATCGTAGGCGATGGCGCATCTACTGATGACGGAGTACCTGCGCCATATTGATTGTCTATGAACTGAGTCTGCACTAAAGACATCCGGTCCTTTGTTGTTACGGTTGGCGCAGGTCCATCTACGCTGCTATTAAAGCCTCGACCATAGAAGGCCGATACAAACGCATGGCGTGCCATTGTCGTCACAGTCGTTGCCGGCTCCTCGATGCTATGGTTGTGATTAGATCCACCGTAGTATTCAGTAATGAACTTGGATGAAACCAAAGCGTGATGATCCTTGCAGGTCACGGTGCCGGCTGGTTGTTCCAGGTCGATGTTCTTGCCTGATGGATCTCCGCCAAACTGCTTTGACAGGAACTGGCACTTCACCAGACCTAAGCGGTTCTGACAGGCAACAGTAGGACATGGCTCATCAATGGACGGAGCATTATGATGGTTGTCCCTGTTCATTGAGTTGTACTTCAAGATCCATGCCTCATGCTGCTTCTTACCACCAGCAACAAACTTGATCAGACCGGCATAGATGCGCTCAAGCGTAGCCTCACATAAAGGCTTCCGACGAAGGAATATACTTTCACCCTCATCATTCAGGTCAAGCACCTCGCGTACAGGTTTCCATCTCTTGAACTGACTGAACATTCCTCCCTGGTCGCCATACTTAGCAAAGGTCTGCTCAGGAAAAGCAATAGGCAGACCGTGTCTGGCAAATAAACCAAAGTAACGACGGCGGCTGGTGTATGCTCCAAAGTCAGCAGCGTTGAGCAGCTTGTAGTCAAAGTCATAACCATAGCTCTGCACGCTTTTGATCCATTTGATGTAACTGCTGCCACGATGCTTGCTGACCGGATGACCGTCCGCGTCCAGCTCTCCCCAGCACATGAACTCCTCCACGTTCTCAATCTCGATGTAGTCCGGTTTGATTGCTTCAATATACCGGAACAGATGCTCAGCCAGTGTTCGGCTGTCTGCATCACGAGGCTGGCCACCTTTGGCCCTGGAGAAGTTAGTGCACTCCAGGGAGGCCCATAATACTATGAAGTCATCGGGGTGTTGATGTCGTACCATGTTGCAAATCTCTGCCAAAGGACCAATATCAAGCGTCCTGATATCTTCGGTATAGTGCTTGGCTCCTGGATGGTTGGCCAGATGACTAGCAATGGCGTGTGGATCATGATTGACGCAGGCTATAACATCGGCGCACTTGACGCCATTGATATGAGCCTGCTCGACACCTGTCGTAGTGCCGCCTGCTCCGCAGAACAGATCTACATAGTGTAACATACTTTTCTTTAATTAGTTGATTTGTTCAGGCTGTTTCATAGTTCATTTCATTTTCAAGTAGTTGTTTGACGCCTTCCAGCTCATTCTGGAAGGGGCCTTGAATGGCGTGGCCGGCAGTAGTAGTGATGAGACGCAATGGCTGACGGCGTGGTCCCATACTGGAGTACATCACATTGAGAAGTTCAGACATTGAGCAACGGTGATTGATGTATGCCGCGCTTCCGAACTCGTCGCCATTGACGACTTCAGCAAAGAATCCATCCTTCTTCTCACCGCCGGAACTGAAGGCGATTGCTTCGCATGCCCTTATCTGAAATGGACGCCAGTTGGCCACTTTTGTGGTGGTCCTGATACGCTTACCTTTTGGGTCAAGGTTGAGAAGCAGACTCTTGAACTTCTCAAAGAGTATCTTGGACTGATCCTCGCTGTTGGCGCACATAGCCAGCTGTGAGTTGTAATCGCCCAGAAGCATAAAGATGAGCACGTCAACCACAGCGGCAAACCATGTCTTACCTACCTTCCTGGGACAAAAAAAGATAAAGTCGGTGCATAAGCGTCGGCGATCATAAACCATTCCATCGTCGGGGTTGATTTGTTCGGTCTCAGCGAGCTGGAGGTCTGGGTCGTCACCGCTACGATCAGTTGGCACCCAGCAGTAAAGAGCAAAAAGTGAGGTGAAGGCCCACACCTGAAAGTTGGTCAGACGATAATGTGTCTTGCCTCTCATTCCGTCAAAGGCTAAACCTCCGCTGCCTTCTACCCATCTGCCTCCTTCCCATTGTCCTTCGACGACACGGAATATCATGTGCATAATTTCCGTGTCAACCTCGTAGGTAGCAGCCAAGCGCAGCCATCGTAAGCAGCCAAGCACTTCCCAAAGATTGTGCTCATCGGGCTCGTTGCGGGCGACGCCTTTCATATATGCGGTCAGTCTGGGGTCAATGCTGTCGAGCATCTTGACGTTCTTTGGGAGAATCGCGGTCAATCTCTTCAGTGCATCGACCTTGAGTTGTTTCAGTTCCTCTGCTTGCATATTGCATTATTTGGGCATTGTTATTTCATTAAACTTGATTTTGAAGTAGTCTTCCAAGAGTTTTTTCACGTCAGCGGTGCCAAATAGTCCCGTTGTTGCTCTATGAAAGTCTGAATCACGATCATAGAACAAACAGCGGGTAAAATGATTGTAACCGTCGCCGTACTTTTGATGGCTGCTGCGTTTGGGATGCGTTTTTATATTTTTGTCCGCAGCTCTTACCCATGCTTTTACGAGATTAGGGTGTTTCTTGAACTCTTCAAGTCTTTTCTTTCTTGAAGCAAGAGGGCATCCCATACAACCAACACGCCGTTCTACATGGAACACGCCGTTTGTGTAATAGAGAGGGTGACAAACAATGCCCCTATCCTCTATAAACTCAGCGATGTCCTCATTTGTCCAGGTGAGAATAGGAAGGTAAACACGTGTATTATTACCCCCCCCATATTTCCGGCATATTTCCGGCTCCTTGTAGCGTTCGCTCCGTTTGCGACTCTCACTCCGTCGAATCCCTTGGATAGCTTTGTCAAGTATCTTATACTCCTTGATTTCCTTACAGCAAAAGCGGGACCAACGGGAAGGTATGCCTTTATCCGCAATTAGGTCAAAAAAAGATTGCTTTGGCATTACCACTTCGGCTCCCATTGCGCGAGCGTGAGCTACTGTACCAGGCGGGTCTATTGTTGTATTTTTGTAGATGGCACGGTACTTGATACCAGATTCCTTTGCGAGCTGGAGTATGACGTCACTGTCCTTGCCTCCCGAATAGGAGAGCTCGACAGCCTCGTCAGGTCTCAGGGGGATAGACTGGAGCAGACGAATCGCCTGATCTATCTTCCTTTGTAGTTCGGGTCTCATAGGTTGGCTTTAATTTGATAACAAAACACACTTTTCCAGGTTCAGCTCCCCATCTGGGATTGCCTTCGTCAATAGTTATGTAATCAATACCACGAATCATTTGACGTGACTGGTCGTCATGCTTGGGGTAACCCAGAGTAAAATGAGCTTCATCCCAGCCATTGATGATTGTCCCTCGCAGCAACTTTGTCATGCCTTTCTCTAAACAATTAAAAACATGACGTTGCCAGGTCGTGGGGTAATTTTTCAACAACCGCTTGGCCCAAAACAAATTTAGATCGCGGTATTCTTCAGGCTTTTCTCCGCTCTCAATCATCTTGTACCACTTGCTTTTTAATGGAAGATGTAATCTCTTTGAAGTATTTTTCATCTTCTCCCTAAATCATTGTAGTTACTCTTCGCTGATAATCATCGGCATCATCAGCATTGTTATTTCAGTATTGTCGGGGTTCTCAGTGGGACGGAAAGTGACACCCTTATCGGGGCCATTCATTCCCATCTCTACATCAAGGCCGCAAAGCTCTTTGAGGAGAGCAATCAGCATTTGACCATTCATGCCGACCGAGAGAGGTTCGTGGACATAGGAGATGTCCATCTTATCCTTGGCCGATGTGTTGAAGTTGATGTTGGCACCTTGTACTTTGAGTGTGTTCATCTCAAAATGCAGGAGGACCTTGCGGTTGGAGCTTCCATCAGCAAAGTCTGAGAACGGTATCACTTTGGAAACCGAACTGATGAATGACATGCGTGGTATCACGGCATTAAAGGCGGTCTCGGATGGGATAACCTTGTTGATGTCGGGATATTTAGCATCTACAAGACTGAATTGCAGAGCATAGTCACTGAACTCCACTCGTGCGTGGTCTTTGTTCCAAAGCATCTTGATGATGTCTTCAGACAACTCTTGTTGGAGTATCTGGGCAACCTTCCTTGGTATGATCAGAGACTCAGGCTTTCCAGTATAGGCTTCTCCGTTAAACGAGTATGCAGTCTTGACTAACACATGACCGTCACTGGCGGCAATCACCAATCCTTCACTTCCGAGTTGGAAAGAGATGCCGGTCATTGCAGGGCGCAGATCGTCTTTGGCCGTTGCCCAGATACTGCGTTTGATGGCGTCACGTACCACATCGCCTTTGATGATGAAATCGGATTTGAACTCTTCCTGGTCATGCAGAGGATAATCGTCTGCTGACTCGATCGGGAAATTGTACTCTCCAGTCTCATGGAGTAAGGTGAATGTGGTATCGTTAGTCTCGATAGTTATCGGTTGCTCGATGAGATTGGTGAGGGCTGCAAGAAGTTGCTTGGCATTGACGCAGAACTTACCTTCACCCTCTGATGAGTCTAATGCCAAGGTCGTGCTCATCGTCATAAAGGAGTCGCTGGCGGTGAGCGTGAGGTCTTGGCGTTCAATAGAACAAAGAATGTCATCCAGGATGGGGATGACATTGCTGGTGTTGATTACTTTGGAAAGCAGCTTGGCTGCCTTTTCCAGTGTGGTCTTTGATAATGTCAGTTTCATAATTGTGTTATTATTGTTGATCCTTTTTGACTTTGGGCTTGCGCTGTTCTTTCTCAAGTTTGTTCTGCTTATCAATCGCGCACATCATGGAGGCTCTGTTGCCTACCAATGTGATAATCTTGCGGATGCTTGAAGGCTGTTGTGACTTCTTTGCTATGATAAGCAGATATTCATCTGCCCATTTCTCAGGGAAGTAGCTTGGATTGCAAAACTTCTGAGATGCAAGAGCATAATCGTTTCTCTCATTGAATCGACCTTGTAATTTCTTGCGGGCAGCGGATATTTCAACCTGAATGCCGGCCCATACTTTCTTGATGTAGGGAATCATCTCATCCCTTGTGACTCTAATATCCATATCAGTTAATTTTGATTGTTTGGGTAAATTCCTTGGGGTCTTCAACAGTAAGACCTTGCTCTCTCATACGTGCAGCTCGTCTGCAAGCAGCCTTACTTACAAATGAGAGCATCTTCTTGTCAATGCGTTCCCGCACATCATCAGGCAGTCGGCGTATGTGCCTGGATGAATCTATGCGCCAAGGCATGTTGAAAGCAAAGAAACTTTCTACCCTGGCACCTCTTGACTCTTCCCAATCAGGCAGCATGTAGATGCGGTCACAACGGCTCAGACGCCATAAGTCATAAATCAGTGTAAGGGAGTACCCAATGATGTGGTATATCCAAGGCCAGCGGTTCATGAAGAACTTGATGGGATTGACGATATTGCAATATCCCTCCTTTCTGAGATGCTGTTCGGCGGTCTTGAACCGTGCCATGTACTCCTCTCTCTCCAATCCAGTCATGGGGCCGGATATGTAAATGCGTTCTTTATTCTTCATAGTCAATCATCGTTATTGATACCGGCAGCGGCAGAATAGAAACCAATCAGAGCATCGTCATCGCCGGAACTGCCTTTTGCTTTTGCACCTGGGTTAGCATTGAACTTGCTTGCAGTGGTGTTCATGTTCAGTCCAAGAGACTGGAGCTGGTTGCGGAACTCTGCTTGCAGTTTGATGTAGTAAGGGAGCAGGGGATTGACCTCTTCTTTTTGTTGGCCTTGTGACCCTTCTTTGAATGATGTCAACGATTTCTCTTTAATCAGATCATCATAGACTTTGTTCATCATCTTCCAGCATTGGGCGCAAGATGTGACTTGAGGCGTGAGGAATATGTTGAACTCCTGCTTGGTGCGTTTCTCAATCATCTCGATCAGCAAGTCTTCATACTCGCTGATTGTCTTCGGCATCTTCCGACGTTTCTTGGTTGTCGCTGAAGTCTTGGTCTTCTTGGTTGTCGCTGAAGTCTTGGTCTTCTTCGTTGCCATAGTTATTTGTGGAATTTGATTTTGAATTGTAGTCCATTCTCGAATGGAATCCGATAATGGAGATACACTATATCTTGAAGCAGGAAACATCTCTCAGGGAGTTTCATCCACGCTTCCCACTTGTTGTCACATGGTCTGCGCAGCGGATGATGGCTGTCACGCTCTGATGCACGCACTTTGATTCCGCGACCAGTGAGAGCTTCCCAAGTTGCCAGGCAGACGTGAGTTTCTTTGCTGCCCTTCGGACGGTCTGGCTGATTCTTGGGGATCAATCCGCAAAGCGGACAGTCAAAACAGCAGTCGGGTTGTTCCGGCGGCAGTTGTATCGGTGTTCGGTTTTTTGGTTTTCTCATAAGACGAAAAATAAATTTATAAGTGGTAATCAGCGTTTTAAGTTGCCAGCAGTGTAATGCGTAGTGGCATCATTACGTTCTACACTTAACCTACTATGTTATAAAATCATATTTTCAATTATTTTTATCATTCTATGTCTATAAGGGCAAGTGGATTTGGGAGTCGTTTTCCTTTTTCAGATAAAACGACGGCGCGGGGTCAACTCGCGTCATCCGCTCCCGATCCGGCTGGGGTCTGGTTCTTGGCGATCCATTGCTTGAGTCGGTCTTGACTCCGTTGCTTGTGCGCGGCCTTGGAATGGGAGTGCTCTGCCTTGTGGATGTTGGCGTGGCATTGGAAGCATAGTGACTGCAAGCCATCCAAACCAC